CGGACCATCCGTATCTCAAGAGAAAAGGCATCCAGCCACACGGCGCCAAAATCACCGGCGACGGTAGGCTCATGGTGCCTCTCTTCAGTCCAGACGGTGAACTATCTAGTCTTCAGTACATCGACTCCGAAGGCGGGAAGCTTTACCACTCGGGCGGACAGACTGGTGGACAGTTCTGGGTAATCGGATTGAATAGCCCAGGCACGCTTTACGTTGCTGAAGGCTTTGCCACAGCAGCAACAATCCACGAAGTAACGGGTAGGCCATGCGTCGTTGCTTACAGTGCGTCAAACCTGATCCCCGTCACCGGCTCGCTTCTAGAGATCTATCCAGGTCAGAAGATCGTCATTGTTGCCGATCACGATAAATCCGGGGTAGGCCAACGACACGCCGAGCAGGCTTGTGCCAAGTATGGTGTGAGCTACGTTATGCCCTCGGTCGAGGGGGATGCCAACGATTACCACCAGGCTGGACACAATCTATCATTGCTTCTGAACCCTCCTCAAGAGTCTTGGCTTATCCCCGCCGACGACTATTGCCAAAAGCCCGCCCCGATCAAGTGGCTTGTCAAAGGCTGGCTACAGTCTGACGCCCTGATTATGATCCACGGTCCATCAGGAGGCGGTAAAACGTTCGTTGTCCTGGACTGGTGCTTACGCCTAGCCAGCGGAATGCAAGAGTGGGCAGGCAATCGAGTCAAACCAGCTAAGGTCGTTTACTTAGCCGGTGAAGGCCATCACGGTCTGAGGGCTCGGATAGCCGCCTGGAAACAGCATCATCAAGCCAGCAGCTTACAGATGTGGCTCAGCCGCTCGGGGTGCGACCTGAACACCCCAGAAGGCTATCTGTCTACCTCAACTCACCTGAAACAACTTCCCGAGCCCCCAGATCTAATCGTCATTGACACCCTGCACCGTTTTCTATCCGGCGATGAAAACAGCGCCCAGGACGCTAAAACGATGCTCGACGCTTGCGCCCAGCTCATGCGGGAGTTCAACTGCTCAGTCCTGCTAGTGCATCACACCGGGGTCAGCGAAGAAGCCCAGCATCGCGCCCGTGGTTCAAGCGCTTGGCGCGGAGCCCTCGACATCGAAGTGAGCATCATCCCGTCCAAAGACGAAGCGCCGATGCAGATCGTCCAAAGAAAAGCCAAGGATTCAGAAATTGCGCCAGACATTTTTGCCCAGCTTCGCACCGTGGAGATCAATGGATGGATCGACGAGGACGATGAACAAGTCACCAGCGCAATTATTGAAATAGTCGATAAACCAATATCCGATAAAAGAGATAATAAGTTAACTAAACATATAAAGTTATTTCAGAATGCTTGGGAATCAGCAGGGAAAGAGACCCGAGCAGGGCAGCCGTACTTGAGCAGGGCTGGGTTTATCCAATACCTTATTGATACCCTGGAATTGACCGAAGCATCGGCGTCGATCTACGTCCGACCATCGTCCAAGGGGAAGCCAATCGGGGAGCTTTTGATCTCCCAGGTCATCGACTCGTACGAGCATGGGTGGATCGTTTTGGACACCGTTCAGGCATCTGCCATGCTTTTGATGGCATAAAAGTGGGGTAAAAAGTAGCGCAACAAAACGCAACTGTTGCGCAACTTTTTTTTAGTTGCGTTTGTGACAAGACTAACATTTTAGCGCAACGCAACGCAACTACTACCCTTTAGGGTAGTTGCGTTGTTGCGCTATGTTTGTGGGGCTGTTGCGTTGCATGGAAAATTTGATGAGGTGATGATGAAAAAGACATTGGTTGAGGTTGGTGGTGGTGAGGTGGGTGCGGGCTGGTGGGATGGCCTTCCTGGCCACATTGACCCGGATCGAGTGCCAGCCTTAACGGATGTGGTGGAAATAAAAGAAAAGCCCGCACGCGGCGGGCTGGATGGGGAGGATGGTGGACCTTATTATTTACCGTTAATAATGGCGTTATAACGGTCAATTAAACGCCATGCCTTGACGACAGCAACTTGGTCGATGGTGGCGCAACCACCGGCGCTTCTGACCAAGTCCTCAAGGACTTGAATGGTCTCTGTATATTTAGGCATTCCTTCTGAATCTAATTGATTATCTATTTGTGGAATCATAATATCCCCGAATATTGAGAATCTATAACCGCAAGATGGACAACCAAGTCTGCGACGGGTGCAGGCTTTTTTCTGGCTCCAGCGGGTCTCTAGGACCCTTGCTGGGGCTTCACACTTCGGACAGATCATCTGTAGAACTCCTGGATGATTTGATGCTCAGGAACTTTGAAATACAGTGCTGTCAAGAGTACAGCAGCCTTGAAACCACAGCCATCATTCAAGAGGGACAACAGGTGGGCAACTCGAGTCTGTTTCATAGGTAGGTCAAGAGTAGATAGGCGCCTGCCAGGCCGAGGGCTGCTGCGAAGAGGGCATCGATGATGGTGCGTTTCATGCGTTCTCCCAGAATTGTTCGTCGAACTGTGCAATCGCTTCTTTTTTTGTCTTGCCGAATGCTTTGCCCGAATGCACTCCGTCAATCCAACGCGTTGCGATCCAGCCTTTGAGTCCGTTGAAAGATGCTTTCTGAAATGTGTACTTGATCATGATGTTCCTTTGGTTGCTGCGCCTTCCGTCGTTCGTGTCGCGCAGTGATGTAACTATAACGCTAGAGCTAGCGTCGCGTCAACAACTTTTAACATCAAATTGTTAAAAAGATCACACATCAGGCCATACCGTAACAGCTAACACAGAAAAGAATTACAATCAAGTCTGCGCCAACTGGAGGCAGAATCATGACAAACAAGACAGACAAGACGAATCCGGCTGATAAAGTCGAGCAGTGGCCCATTGAACAATTGGTGCCTTATGCTAAGAACTCTCGCACGCACTCCGACGCTCAAGTGGCCCAAATCGCGGCCAGCATCAAAGAATGGGGCTTTACATCTGCTATCCTGGTAGATGAAAACGGCGGGATCATTGCCGGTCATGGTCGCGTGATGGCGGCCAGGAAGCTCGGAATGGCTCAAGTCCCGGTCATGGTGGCCAAGGGATGGAGCGAGGCCCAAAAGCGCGCCTACGTCATCGCGGACAACAAGCTGGCGCTGAACGCTGGCTGGGACAACGAGTTGCTGGCGCTGGAGTTGGCCGAACTCGATGGCTTGGGCTTCGACGTTGAGCTGACGGGCTTTAAGGCTGAAGAAATCCAAGCATTGCAGCCACCAGACTTTGAGCCAGGGACAGAAGAAGGACAAAGCAACCTAGACCAGAAAGCTCCCACCACTTGCCCAGCGTGCGGCCATGAATTCCATTCCTGATCTGCGGATCGATTGGGCGACTGCCGAGGCGGCGCGTTATGCGTGCGTAAATTGGCACTACAGCAAATGCGTGCCAGTGTTCAAAGCCGTTCGCATTGGCGTTTGGGAAGGCGGAAAGTTCATCGGCGTTGTTCTGTTTGGTCAGGGCGCGACACCGGAAATCGGTTCTCCATACGGTCTGAAGCAAACCGAGATATGCGAACTGACCCGAGTCGCGTTGACAAAGCACACGGCGCCCGTCAGCAAGATCATTGCATTGGCGCTGAGATTCCTAAAAAAGCAATCTCCCGGCTTGAAGATGGTTGTGTCGTTTGCTGACGCTGGTCAAGGGCATCACGGCGGCATCTATCAAGCGGGCGGCTGGGTCTATGTCGGCGGCGCAGAGACACACGGGTATCGCGTGAATGGCGTTGTCGTCCACCCCAAGACATTACATAGCCGATAGGGCAAAGGCGGGCAATCAATCCCTTGGTTGAGAGCCAACGTCGATCCGAATGCGGAAAGAATCGTTGCAGGGTTTAAGCACAGATACTTGATGCCGTTAGATAATGAGATGCGGGCAAAGATTGAACCTCTCCGCAAGCCATATCCCAAGCGGGTGAAGCAGGCGATGACTGGCGACCAGCCAGAACAGCGACGGCGCGACACCGATCCACCCGCTCCATCTTCAGGCCAGTAGGCCGAACAACCATTCGTGGAGGTTGTGCATGGCAACTAAGAAACCAAAACTTGAAGAAAAATCGGCCGTAAAAAAGCATGGCGGTGCTCGGCCAGGCACTGGAGGTGCCATGCCAGGCGCTGGCCGACCGGCTTTTGTGCCCACCGATCCCGAGCGCAAACAGGTCGAAGCCCTGTCCGGATACGGCCTGCCCATCGAGCAGATCGCAGTCCTGGTGCGCGACGGCATCGACACCGACACCCTGCGCAAGCACTTTTCCACCGAGCTGGTTGCCGGAAAGGCCAAGGCCAACTCTGGCGTCGGTCGGACGCTGTTCCAGAAGGCAATGGGTGGCGACACGGCGGCCATGATCTGGTGGTCCAAGACCCAGATGCGGTGGGCAGAAACCCAAAAGCATGAGCTGACCGGTGCCGATGGTGCGCCCCTTGAGTTCACAAAGATTGAGCGGGTTATCGTCAAGAATGGGTAAGGTTCTGCAACTCCAGACCCCAGCCTGGGCCGTCCCGCTACTTGATCCCGCTCGATACAAAGGCGCACACGGCGGACGAGGCTCGGGCAAGTCGCATTTCTTCGCAGAGATGCTGATTGAGTCACACCTACTTGATCAGAAACGTCGAAGCGTGTGCGTTCGTGAGGTTCAGAAGTCGCTCGCTCAGTCGGTCAAGCGCCTGTTAGAGCTGAAAATAGAGCAGATGAACGCTGGCGCCTACTTCGAAGTGCAAGAGGCTTGCATCAAGTCAAAGAAGGGCGACGGGGCGATCATCTTCCAGGGCATGCAGAACCACACCGCGGATTCGATCAAGTCGCTGGAAGGCTACGATTGCGCCTGGGTCGAAGAAGCACAGAGCCTCTCACAACGAAGCCTTGATCTATTGCGCCCAACGATTCGCAAGCCAGGCTCTGAACTCTGGTTCACCTGGAACCCGTCACAGGCTACCGACCCAGTAGATTCATTGTTGCGTGGCGAGAATCCACCACCGAGTGCCAAAATCATTGAGGTCAACTACTCAGACAATCCTTGGTTCCCGGACGTGTTGCGGGCCGAGATGGAATACGACAGAGGCCGCGACCCTGACAAATATGCCCACGTTTGGCGAGGCGGATACGTTCAGAACAGCAGTTCTCGCGTGTTCAAGAATTGGCGGATTGAAGACTTTGAGGCTTCCGCAGATGCGATTCACAGACTCGGCGCTGACTGGGGATTTGCCACCGATCCGACCGTTCTAGTGCGCTGTCATATCGTAGGCCGCACGCTCTACATTGACCATGAGGCGTATCAAGTAGGCTGTGAGATCGTAGATACACCGAGCCTATTTCATACAGTACCGGACTCCGAGCGGTGGCCGATGGTCGCTGACTCATCGAGGCCCGAGACGATTAGTCACCTCCGCAAAAACGGTTTCCCGAAGATCATGCCTGCAGTCAAAGGAGCCAAGTCTGTCGAGGAGGGTATCGAGTGGCTCAAGTCTTACGACATTGTTGTTCACCCTCGATGCACTCACACAATCGACGAGCTGACTTTTTACAGCTTCAAAACGGACCCGCTAACCGGGAAGATTCTGCCGATTCTAGAAGACAAGAAGAACCACGTAATTGATGCGTTGCGGTACGCTTGCGAGGGGGTGCGACGGGCTGCGGTTGTGCAGAGGCCAACTAATTTCGTGCCTATCCCGAGCATGAACAAATGGTAAACTTGCTAAAAGGGGCGATTTATGGCACGCATGTCAAAAGAACAGCGGCTTGCTGAATTACATCAGCGGGCGCTCAGGCAGTTTAATGATATTCAATCGGCGCTGCGCGATGAGCGGCTGCAATGTCTTCAGGATCGGCGCTTCTATTCGCTGGCTGGTGCTCAGTGGGAGGGGCCGCTGCAGGATATTTACGAGAACAAACCTAAGTTCGAGGTAAACAAGGTTCACCTGGCCGTCATTCGCATCATCAACGAGTATCGGAACAATCGAATTACGGTTGATTACGTCAGCAAGGACGACCAGGAGCAGAGCCTAGCCGATGTCTGCGACGGACTATTCAGAGCTGATGAGAAAGACTCTGTGGCCGAGGAAGCCTACGACAACGCCTTTGAAGAAGCCGTTGCTGGCGGGTTTGGTGCTTGGCGTCTTCGCACTGTGTACGAAGACGAGTCGGATGAGGATAACGAGCGTCAGCGGATCAAAATCGAGCCGATCTTTGATGCTGATAGCTCTGTGTTCTTTGACCTGAATGCAAAGCGGCAAGATAAGGCTGATGCAAAGCACTGCTACGTCATTACCTCGATGACTCGTGAATCCTACAGAGACATGTGGGATGACAATCCGTCAGATTGGCCGAAGATCATTCATCAGTTCGAATTCGACTGGTGCACCCCGGACGTTGTTTACGTGGCCGAATATTATGAGGTTGAAGAAGTATCTGAGACCCTGCGGATCTTCCAATCTATCGACGGCACTGAAGAAAAGTACCGTGAAGCCGATTTTGAGAACGATCCAGAGCTAGAGAACACCCTGGCCGCAATCGGTACGCGCGAGGTCAGGCAGCGCAAGATCAAGCGCAAGAAGGTACATAAGTACATCATGAGCGGGGGTCGAGTGCTTGAGGATGCTGGATACATTGCAGGCAATTGCATCCCAATCGTCCCCGTGTATGGCAAGCGCTGGTTCGTGGACAACATCGAGCGGTGCATGGGGCACGTTAGGCTGGCCAAGGATGCCCAGCGGCTGAAGAACATGCAGCTCTCAAAACTCGGCGAGATCAGCGCACTGTCTAGCGTTGAAAAGCCGATCATGACCCCTGAGCAGGTTGCAGGCCATCAAATGATGTGGGCCGAAGATAACCTGAAGGATTATCCGTATTTGCTGGTGAATCCGATCACGGGTCCAGATGGTTCCCAACAGATCGGCGGCCCGGTGGCATATACCAAGCCTCCCCAGGTTCCTCCTGCCATGGCCGCACTGCTACAGATTACCGAACAGGATATGCAGGAGATCCTAGGCAATCAGGCTGGTGCTGATAAGGTCGTCTCGAACATCAGCGGCGAAGCCGTGGAGATGATCCAGCAGCGTCTTGACATGCAGGCCTACATCTACATGTCGAACTTTGCCAAGGGCCAGCGGCGTAGCGGTGAAATATGGCTCTCGATGGCCAAAGAAATCTACGTCGAGGAAGGCCGCAAGATGAAAACGGTCTCTCCTGAAGGCAAGACGTCACAGATCGAAATGATGCGGCCAATCATCGGCGAGACTGGAGAAGTCGAGCTTGAAAACGATTTGACCTCGGCTAATTTCGATGTGGACGTTGATGTTGGCCCGAGCAGCCAAAGCAAACGTGCAGCGATGGTCAAGGCGCTGACCGGGATGCTGGCGATTACGGACGACCCTCAGACCAAACAGATCCTGCAATCCATGGCGCTGATGAACATGGAAGGCGAGGGAATCAGCGACATCCGCGAGTATTTCCGCAAGCAGATGGTTCGCGCTGGCGTTATTAAGCCAACTGACGAAGAGGCGGCAGAGATGCAGGCCGAGGCCCAAGGTCGTCAAGATCCGAATGCAATCTTCCTGCAGGCCGCAGCAGAGGAAGCTACTGCCAAGGCCGCCAAGGCTCGGGCTGATACCGTCAAGACGATCGCTGATGCTGAATTGTCGCGGGCTAAGACGGCTGAAACGATGGCCAAGGCTGGGATTGCAGAGCAGGATATTGCAATCAACGCGGCTCAGGTATCGCAGCAAAACGTTATTCCTGAACCACAAGGAATGCCTATTGTCAATCCGTTACAATAGGCTCAGAATTATGTAAAGGCATCCACCCGGCCTATTTCGGGTGAGTTTGGGATCAAAAATGAAACAGGCAGACGATACGAAAGACATCCAATCCGAGGAACTTGAGATTGTTGAAGATGTTGCGGAGGAAACCTCAGAAGTTGTTGAGGA